ATCTTCAACAGTAAATATTCTACCAACACCAGAGTTGATGAAGGTCAAAGTGCTTCCATATTTCAATGAAAGAAATACAGGATCTTTTTTTGGTCCCCAGTAAGTCGTTATATCGGTAACAGTGCCTCCAATATTTTTTGTCTTTGATCCACCAGCAGTTACATACAATCCACTACCATTTCCAGCTAAAGGTCTTGGTTGATTTTTACCACCAACTGCCTCTACATCTGCATATCCGACTTTAACTTCTTGACCAATTTGTTCTATTAAGGATTTTGCCTCTCTTGAATATGAGGTATTTTTGTTGTCACATGCTAGTTCACATCTCAAACTTTCATAGAAATCATTTTCAAACTTAATCCCCAGATTAATTCTTTTTCCACCGGTTTGACCACCAAACTCTTCTGTCTTCACCATCTCAGTGATGGGAACAGTTTTAACTTGACTAGTATTTACAAATGTACCGGTGAATAAAATCTTATCTCCAGCGTTCTTTCTCTCAAGAACGGATCTCATTCTTGCAACCAGTTCATTGTACCTATCTTTTTCATCATTCTCAAATGGATGCTCTTGACCATCCATCACAAAAACAAGAGCATATGGTTTGAACTGACCATCTTTATGTAAGAAGGTATCCATCAAACCATTCATACGAAGAAACTTTTTTGCTACTGTTTCTTCATTTCCTCTTTTACCAAGATCTGCCTTTGACAGTTCTGCCATTGATCATCACTCTGCCATAATTTCAAGAATTCTTTCAATCTCCTCTGCAGTGAACTTACCGGTCATCTCCAGTTCTTCTTTCTTAGTGAGTTTATCATAGAACTTGATGTCTCTCTGCATCTTATCTGCGTTCTGCTCACCTTGCTTCGCTGAGAGTTTCTTATCTCCCATCTTTCTTTCAGCAGCACCTGCTTTTCTCATTTCGGTGTCTTGCCCTTTGACTGCCTCTTTCATGTGATCAGCAGCCTTATAACGCTTATCTCCTGCCATCATTTTTTGATAAGCAGGAGTGTTTGCTTTTTTGTCAGCGTTAGTGACAGTCATGCGAGTATCTTTCTTCTCTTCCTTAGTGCCGCCATACACTGCTTCAGCGTAAACAGAGGACAGTTGTTCCATCAACTTGGTGCTTAGCATTTTTCTGACAATAAGTTCCTAGAGTTATTTAGTTCTCTTTAATACTCAAAAATGTTTGTTGCAGTATCAGTTTCTGGAACTTCATCTGGTTTCTTATTAAAACCAAAAGGGCCCACACTACCTTGATCAAATGCACGACGTTTTTGTGCCATGCTACAAACAGTTTCCATCACCTTAATGGTGTCTTCAACTGTGCAATTCTCAGGCATGTTGCGATGCACAATATCAAACAGTGGGAAGAACTCCTTCGCTGCATCATTTACTTCTGCAGGTGTTAGCGGATCATACTCCTTCATTACCATTATCCTCTGGTAGGTTTGCTTCAATTTGTTCATCCAGTTGTCGGATAAACTCACGGATAATCACTGTTCTCATTGATGGAAATTCATAACTATCTTGTTTCGTATTCTGAAACAAATATGCTCGAATGAGTGCAGCATCATGAATATTCAGTTTTAGATCAAGATTAATGTCGCTGTTCATCCTTCACCTCCTTCAGCATCATCACCAGTGTAGGGTTGAAAACCTACATCAGGTGGGGGATTGTTATCAAATGTATCAAGGACTGCTTCTGCTTCACTTGCGAACAGTTGAGAGAACCAATCTTTGATACTGTACCAAACGGTCCATTGTTTTTCGTTACTATCGGTCATTTTTCATCCTCCAGTTTAACACGATAAACGGTGCGACGAGCAAACCGTTGATCAATCTTAAGTTTGCCCACATAAAGGGCAACAAGCCAGGCGGTAAAGAGGAAACCCTCAAACCATCCCATTGTATTCCATGCTTCTACTGCTGCATCCATTAGACATCTTCCTCCAAGTGTTTGTCTATCTGTTGTGAAATCTCCCTGATTTTAAGGATACCTTCATCAGAGAAAAAACCAGGGTGATTTTTTGTATACAAGAACAGATGATGACGCAAAACAATTGCGTCACGTCTATCCAATTCAAGGTTGATCACAGATCTCCTTCCTTACGGTTTTCAGATTTGTGAACATCAAACTCACCGCCAGGGTAACGTGCTTTCAGTTTCTCCACATTCATTTCGATAACTTCATCAAATGTGGTATCAAGTGCCATACATGCCTGAGCAAGATACCAACAGATATCACCCAGTTCACGTTTCATGTGAAAGACATTCTCTTCAGTATAGGGTTTGCCTTGCAAGAAAATCTTCTTCACAACTTCAGTGAACTCACCTGCCTCAGCACTCAAACCAAGAGCAGCAGTCATAAGTTGAGTGACATTGGTGCCATTAGCTTCAAGTTGTGCCAGACGTGCTGCCAAGACAGGATAGTCCAAACTAGGAGGACTGGTCACACCATGAACAAATTCAAGGTACTTTTCGGTATCAACGTTAGTCATGAAAATCTGGAATAAATGGTTCTTGACGATTTTGAGGGAGTTTTTGTTGAGTTGGCAGTTTCTCACCACTAACTTCAACATATTCTACTTCTTCCCAACTACCACCAACACCACCGTCCATATTGACTACGATGTCACGGGTAGGAAGTTGCTTACCACTGGTGACATTAATGATGTCACCTGGCAAAGGATTGAACGTGAAGTAGTGTCCGTCCCAGTATTTGTTTCGGGTATGCATGAGGTTGACTGCATCTCTTTCGATACCACAGTCAGCGATCTTTTTACCGTCTGGATCGAAGACAGAGTAGTAACCGTTCAAAACTTGAATCCCTCAAATGATTTCTTTGGTTTTGCTTCCTCGTAATTATACTCTTCTTCTTTGCCACTGTCAAGAATATCATCTTGTGCCGACTGCTCACAATCGTACAAACGCATCTTGGCACGATCAATACCAACAACAAATCTCTTATGAATGGTAGGATCGTTATATCTGTTCTTCAACTGCTTCACCATAATTTGCCCGAGTCCTTCAAGATCTTCAGTTGAAATAAGGGCAAACATAAGATCAGCAGTAGCAGGGAGACCAAAGGACTCAGAGGTATCAGTAAGTTCAACATCACTGCTACCATAACCAGAACGAGTGGTCTGCGTGGCAGAAACGATAGGGACGTTTGCTTCAACAGCCAGTCCTCTAAGCTCTTCAGCAATTGCCTTGATATATGAATATGAATTGACAGTGCTGTTTCCGCGATACCTGCTGGAAGCACATATATTAAGGTAATCAATGAAAACAATATCAGGTCTAAATGACTTCTTAAGTGCAAGTTCATTAAGAAGTGCCCTAAAGTGTCCAGCATGTGCGGAAGCAGTCGGATACTCCTTAATAATTAGTTGACCTTGAGTTTTTTGTGCCAACTTTGTGACCTTATCCTCAAACATTACCTTAGGAAGGTCAGTTATTTCCTGAATATTGACATTGAGGAGATTAGCATCAATTCGCTCTGCAATTTTCTCCTCAGCCATTTCAAGCGTGATGTATAGTACGTTTTTTCCATTGAGGAGGGCGGAAGCTGCGACATGGCACATAAACAAACTCTTACCGACGCCAGTGCCAGCGAGAGCAATATTAAGAGTTTTATTCGGTAGGCCGCCTTTCGTAATCTTGTTGAAATACTCAAGATCGAATTCGATCTTGTCTTCTTTGCGATGGTAAGATTCATATCTCGCCTCATAATCGAGTAAGTAATCATGACCCACATGGGTGTCAAATGAAACTGCCAGAGCATCTGAGAGGATACCTGGAATAGCATCACGATCCTTTTCCTTATCCTGTCCATCAGCAAGTGCGATGGACTCCATAAGTGCCAGGTAGATGGCACGATCACGACACCACTTCTCTGTAGTATCCAACAACCAATCATAGTCAGTTGGAACATCTTCCAAATAACTAATCAGTTTTGTAATTTCACGAAAAGATTCATCAGTGATGTCTTTTCTCTTCTCTGTTTCAATACAGAGAACTTCTTTAGTTACTGGTTTATTGTACTCCTGAACAAAGTTGAGAATCTCCTCAAATAATATTTTTTGTTGAACATCCTCAAAGTAGTCCGCTTTGATAAAGGGAACTGCTTTGCGTAGATATTCTTCATTATTAATGAGATTCCTAAGAATTAGAACTTCAACTTTGTCCATGAGGGATATCGAATACAAATGTGATGCGGGTTTCGTCACCGATATTAACGGTTCCGTGTGGTAGTTTGTTGTTAAACCATAGAAGAGTTCCTGGTTCTACAATGACAGTTTCTTTGCCGCAGAAATATTGATACCTCCCAAGTATGGAGAGATGATACCTGTTTCTGCTCAGGTAGTAAGTTCCTTCATCAATATGTGCTCCTACAATCTCATCTATAGGGAGTGAAAGAAAGCCGCATCTGTGAATCTCTGCGTTCTTAAATTGCTTACGTATGATCTTTCTAATCTCGCTATGATGAGCGTAGGCAGGGGTTTTTATGTTTATCTCAGAGTCGCCCACAAAATCATCTTTGTGTTTGACCCCACCTATTATAAGTTGAAGTGCGCTAACTGGCAAGTCCGCAAATCCTCTATCAACTAAGGACTGGGAGTCCTTCAGATTCTTCTGATGGTCCCAGTCCTGTGGATATTTCTTTAGTTGTTCAACTACTTTCTTGACGTTGATTCCCGTCTTCAGAATCTTGATGCTCATACTTATCAACTATTTCTTGATAAAATTGTTTAGTCCATCCATCATTATATGGGGATTCTGCTTGCACTTTTGCCTTGAGATATTCAAGATCATGATCCATAACTAAACTCCTCCTTAGCAATCTCATCCAGTTTCTCCATCACTTCAGGAGTGAAATAAGAATCAGGTTCTTTGAGAATTTGTTTTGCATAAACTTTCTTACCGTCTATTTCATAACGGCCTGCCACATTTTTCCAGAGACCACCAATCTCTCCCAACTCAAGAAGACCATAATATCGATCAAGACCACGCTCATCGTAATAAAGACGCACTGTAACATCCTTGTTCTCCTTACTTAAGCGGGACTTTGCAGTTTTAGCTTTGATAAGGTTACCGACAACAGTCGTTCCATCCTTTTCTTTTTTCTTGCTGAGATAAATGATCGTAGAGGCGGCATACTTGAGGCCACTGCCTCCTCCCATTTCCTTAGTTGGTACATAAGCGCCGATAACATCATAGGTGTGATTGGTAACAATCATTGGAATGTTTGCTTGTCCCAGTTTCAGAGTCAACATTCTGAATGCACCTTTGACCAATTGAGATTTGGTCATGTCACGAACTTGTTTGTCGTTCAGTGCGTCAGTGATCTCCTTCTCTGTGGACAGCATACCCAAAGAATCTAGCACAAACATACAGGGTCTGCGTTCATCTTCAGGTTTTTTCAAGTATATATCAACTGCCTTCAAGGCTTTGGTCCTAAACTCTTCAATTGTAACAACATTGACAACAACCAATCGCTCTAGGTCAATACCCCGACTTGCAATAAGAGATTTGTTAACAGCGGCCTCAGTATCAAAATATAGACAATACCCATCAGGATTAGCGTCAAGGAAGTTTTTGACAACTGCAAGCGAGAAGAAAGTTTTTCCAGTGCTAGATTCGCCAGCAATGGCAGTAATCTTATTCCCAGATACACCACCAAATATAGACCCTGAAACAAGTCCGTTAAAAATGTACGAACCTGTGTCAACATATTTTTCTGTGTCGTCGATGTCTCTTGCGAGTTTGGTGTAGTCATCTCCGATCTCTTTTACAATTTCTTTTAAAAAATCCATTAAATTACAAATCCAAATTCTTCACGAGCAATTTTCTTGTAAGGACCACCAGGGTTGGCATCACGAATCTCTTTGATTCTAGTCATCTTTTGATAAAGAGCAGCGTCACCACCGAGGCGCAATGCGCTTACGATAGTGGCAAGTTCTTTGTCGTTAATAGGTAGGTCCATTAGGAGAAAAATAGTTCTAGGTTTACAGTTTTTTCGACATTCCATCCGATAGCATCAAGGATTGCTTTCAATGGTTCGACAAAGGACTTTTCAAATTGTAGGTCATAGTCGATGTACTTGTCAAGATCAAGCTCGCGTGGAAAATCTTGAATAAAAGAGATGATGTTTTCATGGATGATGTTAGGTTTCTTCAGATAACAAAACTTGATCTTCTCTCCATTCTGAATGAGAGAGTATTTGTTTTCAAGTTTGTTCTTTTTAATGTAGTGATTATACAAAAGTGCGCCACGGCAATGAATCGGAGTTCCCTTGGCATAGATGTCAGAGGAAGATTTATATTTCACAACATCAGAAACTGATCGCGGAAAGGCAATCTGTTCTGGTGGCATTTTCTTAAACTCTTCACGGGACTTATCAATGAAGTGAATGACATCTTCTTCAGTGCCACTCATCATCAACTTCAAGGCATCCTTAATCATCTTCCTGCATGGAGCAGGAGTAGATGATTTGACTGCCTCAATACCCATCATCTTGAGTTTGGGGTCTTCATATCGCACACCTTCACTATCCCATACGTTGAGAATATATCGCTTCTTCGCAGTCCAGATACCACGGTCAGCAATATTCTCACGCTTCATTTGCATTTTCTGGTCATACGCCGAAACATAGTTCGCCAGGTTCTGGTAGCATTGATCGATGTACGGTTCAAACTTGTCCTCGCAGATTTTGTCAAGTAGTTCCACAATCTTAGCCTTGTCGCTAGACCGATTAGCAAAAAATTTATCAACAAGAGGTCCAAGATTAAGATAAATTGAATCTGTGTCAGATGCAATTACGTAATCCTCTTCTGTTGTTTGCAACAGTTTATTTAGATATTGATTCATCTTGTTTTCTATCCATCGGATAGACACTTGTCCAGAGAGCGTAATTGCTTCTGCATTGGCAAGTTTGTAGTACCTAAAATACTGATTACCGATAGCGCCATAAGCACTGTTAAGAGAGATCTTCTTAGCCATTTGGATGTTATTGCATCTTGCAATTTCTTTCTCCAGTGCTTTAGTTGGTGTCTTTTCATATTCTTGCTTTGCTTGAAGCATTCGTTTTTTGAAAATTACTCGATCACCATACATCTTTTCCATGAGTTCTGGTAGGAACCCACGAACATCCTTACGGAACATTGCTCCGTTAGCACAAACTGCATTGCTTTTATACAATTCAAAATTTATTTCCTCATCAAGGATTCGGTCAACACTTGCCGTTGGGTGCCGTTCCTCCAAAAGTGTCTCTGGGGAAATATTGTATTGCATAATAAGGTGAGGATAGAGAGAGTTAAGGTCAAAACTGACAACCCAATCATACTTTCCTGGAATCGGTTCCTTGACATAAGCACCTGCGTACTTTTCATTTTTAGAAGATTTGTTCTTCGGAGGAAT